TATGTTTTGGTCAAGAAAAGACAAAAATATCAATACCCGCATTGGGCCAATTTTAGTTCCTCCCATTCCTCCTAAGAGGGAATTTAATATTATGCTTGAGATTTTGCGTGACTCGGAAAAGTACGACAATGAAGGAGAACGGGAGCTAAGTAAAAAAATGTTGCTTAGTCTTAAAGAATATATAGATGAATATTTTGAAAAATTAAGTATTTAAAAACCTCACCCTGCGCAACGAGTGAGGTCATAGATCACGAATAGATTGCCCAAAGTGCGGTACAAAGATAACTAATTAAGGAAATGAGGTTTATAGTTGGACTAAAGAAAAAATAAAAGGATACGAGCAAAAAAAAATAAATAAAAGCGCTCAATCTATCGACCATGAACAACTACTATTTCACCTTTGGACAGAATCATTACAACAACGAAGGCATACCGATGCGGGCATGGTGGGTACGCGTTGTTGCCCCCGATTGCGTAGCGGCGCGGGAACTATTCATTTCAAGTTTTATGACTGTTCACATGCCGCGAAAAGATCATTGGTCAATGCAATATGAAGAGCAACATTTTATCAAAAAGTTCTTCCCTTACGGGGAGTTCACCTGTCTGGGTGAGGCCTATAACAAAATTCAGGGCTGAAAGCTAATATATTATATAGATTTACATTCAATTTAATTTAAAGATGTGAAAATATTGCTACCCGACCTCTTCGGGAAAAGAAAAATAACCGGTCTCGAACTGCAATTAAAAGCAATTCAAAATATATTTTCGCCCGCACTAACTGCTATGCTTTCAGAACAGGTTTGGGGACGTGGGGCAATAAACCCGCCGATTTATCCCGATCACACCGCCGCAAGTGCAGCAAACAATTATATCAATAATGACCAGGTTTATGCCGTTGTGAATAAGATCGCCGAAACAACATCATTGATTCCGTTTTATACTTATTACCAGAAAGATGAGCGTAAGGCGGCGAAGCTTAGAACCCTTACCAGCCGCCAATTTTACAGCAGTAAAGGCATTTATGATATTATGCTAATGCAGGCAAAAGCATTGGACGAAGCACCCGAAACGGATCCATTGGCGGAACTGTTGGCAAAGCCGAACCCTTACCAGTCACAGCAGGAATTTTTCTTAGCGGCTTTCTGTTATTACCTGTTATGCGGTGAGGTGTTTATTTACAAATACCGCCCCGATATGGGTGGGAGTGCCGGAGCTGTGATTGAATTACATATCTTGCCGCCCTCAAACGTGATCCTGCATATTAGCCGCGATTATCCGCAAAGTGTGACCAGCTATGAATTTATAGTGGGTGGTAAATCGATTTATAAAAGCATACCGCCGGATGATATTATACAGATCAAAAAATTCAACCCTGAAAACTCTTATGGTTATGATGCAACGAGTAATTATTCCCGCTTTCGCGGGCTTTCGCCGCTGGTGCCAGCGCGTAAGTTATTAACGCGGCTGACCAGTGCAGATGATGCCAGCGTTTCACAACTGCAAAATGGCGGTTTGCCCGGCATCGTTTATGATAAGACATTAGGCAATGAAGAGGTTTCGCAGGATTCTTTAGACCTCATGCGGCAACACTTTTTTTCTTATATCCGCAAAGCTGAGAATAAGGGAGCGCCATTCTTCAGCGCCGGTGAAAAAGGTTATATTCCTATCGGGCTAAAGCTGGCTGATATGGAACTTTCCGGTTTGCAAAACATGGACTTTAAAAGGCTTTGCAATATTTACGGTGGAATTTCTACGATTCTGTTTAATAGTGAAGCAGCGGCAACGGAAAGCAATGTAAAGGAAATGATAAAGCAGATGTACACAAATATTTGCCTGCCCCTTGCCTACACCTTCCGCGATAAATTCAATAGTGAACTTGTGGCCGTCTCCAATTGGCCGGATAAGCGCAAAAGGTTTGTTGATGTGGATATAAGCGGCATTACCGAATTGCAAGATGATTACCAGCAGCTTGCCAATGTGCTGGCAGCTTTACCGATTACGCCAACAGGCAATGAAATGAGGGAGCTCTTCAAATGGGATGCCATTGATAATGAAAACATGAATCTTCCTTTGGTAAAGCAGGGTTATAGTCTGATTGATGAATTGAGCTTCTCAATGCCTGCGCCGATTAATTAAAATAGGTATAAAAAACAAAAGATAGCTTTTTGACGGCTATCTTTGTTTTGTGGTAAAATCAAGATCAAGGTTAAAAACTTCAAGCTACTTATTAAAGTTAGTTTGAAGGTGCTGAAAGAGTTTTTAGACAAATTCTTTTAGCTAATTGCCCTGATTGGGGCGGTTTCGTCCGCCCCGATTTTACTGCAAATCTAAAGCAATAATTATAAACCTTCAAAATTTATGACCGCAGTTGATGTTTTAACGCGTATCCTTATTTATTTAACCGGAATTCCGTTAGCGTATTATTTATACAAACAGTGGCGGATAAAAGACAAAAACCGGACATATGAAAAACCAATGCCGTGGACAGTTGGTGAAAGAAAATTTGCAATATTTGTTGCTATTTGTTCATGGATCGGTGTTTTTATATGGTTTCTAATGGTTTTTACGTCATGGATAACTGATACGATGCACAAAGACAATGATAAAATTGCAAAATGGTAAAACTCCCTAAACTATGCAGATCGAAGAAATACTAAATTACGCCTTTCCCTATACCGATGAGGATTTATTAAGTGATGAACTGAAGTTTGAAAAAACAGTAAAGCGCAGCCGGTTACGGCTAATGATTGAACGCTATAAAAATGGCGACATAGTGAATTTTGATGCGCTTAAAATTAGCGTTGATATGGATGAGATTATGAAACGGATAAATAATTGATATGTTAGGACTTTATATTTTAGATGGCAAAGAACCGAAAGAAGCCGCTGATATTTATGAGTGGGGCCGGTTTTTTGAGTCTGTCAATAGAGTGGTCAGACAAACGAAAATTGGTGAAGTAAAAATTTCAACGGTATTTTTAAGTATCGATCATGATTTCCATAACGAAGGCGACCCGCTATTATTTGAAACAATGATATTTGGCGGCGAATATGGTGGGTACCGGAAAAGGTATTCAACCTGGGAGCAGGCCGAAGCCGGGCACACAAAAGCCTGTGAATTAATTGCTATTGAAACGGATAAATAATTGATGGGATGAAATACATATCAGAAGAAATTGCGAAAAAAATTGGATCATTAGCACTTGATTTTACAAATGAGAGTGAATTTGAAAACTACTATTCAGTTAGTATAGGCGGCACAACCATTTACCGTGATTTTAAGCACAAAGATTTATTATGCAGCATACTTTTTTTACAGAAAGAAAGTCCTGAAAACAGAAAAGAGGGCGTACATATAAACGTGATGACAAACGGCGATGTATTTGCAAGGAATTTTCCATATTACGACGGAACGCTTGAGTTAATTGCCATTTACAATCAAAGAAAAATATTTGAGTTGATAGAGTCTGCTTAATGAGATTTTGAAACGACACTAACACTGTTAAACCCGTTTCTTTCAGCACTATTTAACCGGGGAAAGCCTTTGCCGGGCTTATCTTTGCGGCCTTATTAAACCTTTAAAATTCAATATCAAATGAAAAAATTAGCTGTTATTGTTGCCGGTCTGTTATTGTCGGCGGGCATTGTAAATGCACAGGAAAAATTTATCTATAAAGATTCTGTTTCTCTCAAAGACAACAATTTCCCCTTACAGGTTAAATTAATGCTGAATAAAGCAGTAGTGGCATTTAACAGCGATGGGCTGAATATATCGGAGAAGGGCACCAAAATAACCGATTGGATTATAGTGGAAGATAGCAGCGCAATCGTGAGTAATATGAAGTTTATTACATCTTCTTTTGTAAAAGCTCTTAAATGGAATGCAAACCTTTATTTCACTAAAAAAGATAATTTTATTTTTATTGTAATGAAAGACATAATTATTACTGATGCTAACGTTTTGGGTGAACAGATTGGAATGAATGTCCCGATAGAAAAAGCGGCGCAATATGCAGCATATAAACAGCAAATTATAAAAGCAAAGAATTATATTGGTTACACCTTTGAGCAATGGCGAAATTTATAATAATTAGCCCCGCAAACTTTTTTGTATAAAGTCTGAAGATGACAGGAGTAGAGACCCGTCATCTTTTTTTATTTTTATCTTTACCCTATGAACGCCGCCGACATTGCCAGCCTTTACACCAATTACAAACGCTTCACCGTTTCCAGCGTAAAGGCCTGGAAACCTAAGATCCATGCCAACTTAAAAGAAATGATCCGCAATGCAACGGATGAGCCTACTATTCAGCGGGCAATTGCGCAATTAGATGCAAACATGCTGAAGCCTTCCGGTATTATGATAACGATAAGAAATATTTATATTGATGCAGGCAGGATCTGGGGCGGGCGCATTTACCAGGTAATAAAGAAAGAGGGTGATCTGTTGACCCGGCAGGCTGAAGGCAAAAAAGCATTAATGCCAATAGGCTACAATGAGGAAATGATTGCAATAATAGAAGCATATTTCCGGCTGCATAATTTAAGCATGGTTTCAGAGATAAACGACACCATGAAAGAGTGGATCCTAAAACAGTTGATTGACGCACAGCAAACGGGCCGTTCTATTCAGGACGTTGCAAAAAGTATGCTTGTAGATGATTTCCCGGCGAAACGTGCCATTGTAATAGCAAGAACGGAGACAATAAAAGCTGCAAACTTCGGAGCCGTACAAGGGGCTAAAAAGACCGGCTTTGAAACTGAAAAACTTTGGATTGCTGCCCGCGATAATAGGACGCGCAGGATTCCGCGTGATAATTATAGTCATGTTGCTATGGATGGAAAGACGGTTCCAATGGATCAGCCGTTTTTAGTACCCATGTTAAACGGCGGTTTTGATGAGGTGATGCAGCCAGGCGATCCAAAAGCCGATCCGGGTGACGTGATTCAATGCCGCTGTACAGTAGGCTTTAATGTTATCAGGGATGCAAGGGGGCTGCCGGTAAAGTTATAGGGAATAATATTTTTTTATTTAAAGTTGTATATTTGTGAAACCGGAAGGGGCGGCGAACCGCCCCCTCACGCCTAAAAGAGCTTTTCCATAAACTCTTTTATCAGTTCAAATGAAATCTCCAATTTCAAACTGAACTTTCCAGCGTGAATTTCCAGTTTCACAAAGCAAAGATAGTAGCCGAACTGCTATCTTTCTTTTTTTATGCCATTGCCCAACTTAAAAGGGTCTTAAAGTAAAAGTGAGAATTCCTTTCTAATTTAGCAACATCAATCATAAGGGTTTAATTCACAGATTAGCTAACTATCGGGCGGCGTTTTTGCGCTGCCCCTTTACCTCAAATTAAATTTTAAGCAACCCTTACAAATTATTTCTACATTTGGGAAACCATTTCCCAAAAATGGAAAACATCTATAATTATAAAACTGCTGTTCTTGCCGCATCGTTCAAAGATGCAGATTCCAAAAAAGGGATTGTTACCGGTTATTTTTCCGCCTTCGGCAATAAAGATTCTGACGGTGATATAATTATGCCGGGAGCTTATGTAAAGACCATTGCAGATCGCGGGCCGGATAGCGGGCAGCCCCGTATAAAACATTTATTGAATCACAGACCAGAGCAACCACTCGGCAAAATATTCACACTAAAAGAAGATACTACCGGGCTTTATTATGAATCACAAATAGGATCGCACACGATCGGTAAAGAATTTGTAAAGATGGTGGAAAGCGAACTGATCACGGAGCATTCAATAGGTTACCGCGTGATTAAATGGGAAAAAGATACTACTGATGAAACTGTAACAAAGCTAACAGAGTTGCAACTTTGGGAAGGATCATCGCTCACAGCCTGGGGTGCTAATTCATTGACACCGGTAACCGGGCTGAAGGCACAGGACAAAAAACTATATATTGATAACCTGATAAAAAAACAGGTAGCTATAGAAAGATTTTGCACTAATGCAGATATATCTGATGAAACAATAGAAAGCTTACTAATCTACAATAAACAGCTTTTCCAAACAATTATTGACCTTTCAAACGCAACCACTCAAGCCGGGACGATTGCCCCACTTAAGCCGGATAACAAATCAAAGGTGAATAGATGGGATACAAAACCAATTATTCAACTTTTTAAATTTCCGCAAGATGGACAATCCGAATATCGATCCCGAATTACAGCCGATCCATGACGGCATTAAAGGAATTCAGCGCGATTTTACTTCACAGAAACAAACCATTGAACAAATAAAAGCCGATTTTGAAGCCAGCGAAGCCGCTTTTAAAGAGTGGCAGCAAACAAAAGATCAGCGCGATGACGCCAACCAAAAGGCATTAAATGAACTGATAAAACGCAAAGATGCCGTACCTCTGCCCGACGGCGACCAGGGAACATTTAAGAATAAACTGCGTGAGGCACTGGCAGAAAACTTTGACAGCATCCGCACAACCCGCAAAGGAAAAGGTCATGCCTTTGAAATGAAGGCCATCATGACCGAAGCAACGCACCTGACCGGCGGCGCTGTTCGTTCCTATCTTGATTTTTCCCCAAAGACAGGGAGCGCCGGTTATAATTTCCGCGACTTATGCGAAGTAGTAAGAACTGAAACGGGATGGATAACCCTGCCCCGCGAAACAGGCGTTACGGGCAGCGTTTCCCGCGTTGGTGAAAATGTGGCCAAACCCCAACTTGATTATAATATTGGCATGGTGGATTTTAAAGCCGATTATATCGCCGGTCATGTGCGCATTACAAAACAAATGCTGCAGGATCTTCCTTTCCTTCAAACATGGCTCCCGCGTCTTTTATTGCGCGATTTTACCAAAGCTGAAAATATACAGTTCTACGGTGATTTGGCAGCAGTGGCAACCGGCACACCAGGAGCAGCCGGTGCAAACTATGCAGAACAATTAATCAATAATATCGCTTCACTTGGCGGTGCTGGTTATGTTCCAAATGGCATTGTTGGCACATATGCAAAATGGGCTGAGTTGATGCTGGTCAAAGGCGGTGCAGGCGCTTCATATGGTGCTCCCGGTGTGATCGTTACCGATGCACTTGGCGCAAGCAGGATTGCGGGCATACCATTCTATCCTACAAGCTGGATTCCAACAGGCAAAACGATTACCGGCGACTGGACTTATGCCACAATTGCGGTGGCAGATCCGCTAAAGGTGGAATTCTTTGAGCAGGATCAGGATAACGTAATAAAGAACCTTATCACTGTTCGCGTTGAAGCCCGTGAGGTACTGGTAATTGAGCAAACTGATGCCTTCATAGTTAATTAATACTTTCTTGCTTTTGTTTTTGGTAAAAGGAACCCCGGCGGTGGTTTTGCCGGGGTTTTTAAAATAAGCCTGATGCCGATTTCTTCATTCTCCATTGTTTCAATTATTGCATGTGAACTAAATAGTAAGAACCCTTTAACGGTTTTGGATCTGGGTTGTGGCACCGGGTTTTATGGGGCGGTAATCAGGCAATATTGTGATTTGGGTGGTGATAGAAAAGTATTATTAACAGGCGTGGAAAGCTTTAATAATTATCAGAATCCCAATTGGCAGCACTACAACAAGGTTTATATCCGGGATATAAAAACGCATTTGCTTGAGTTTGAAAATTATGGCAGCTATGATACGATCCTGTTTTTGGATGTGATAGAACATTTTCTCCGTAATGAGGGGCTGGCGATAGCCGATGCGCTTAAACTTTATCTGAAACCGAACGGGCTACTCCTGATAAGCACACCGGGCGAATTTGTGGCACAGGGCGCGGAACATGGTAATGAACTGGAAAAGCATCTTTCTTTTTATACGCCCGAAGATTTTGCCGATAGGGGTTTTATTATTCTAAAAGATGGCCGGGTAAAAGACGAATTACAACAAAGAATGACAATCGCCAAATATGTAAAAAGATGATAACAAATCATAATTCACCGATGCCATTCGGCAAGTATAAAGGGCTAAGAATGGGTGATGTTCCGGCGGCTTACCTGTTATGGCTTTATGACAACCGTAGATGGGGCGGTTACCGTGATTTGAGAATATATATCGAAGATAATTTGAACCGTTTGCTTAAAGAAGTACAAAGGATCGCGGCAAATAATCAACTGATTGAAGATATGGCAAATGAAGATGACAGCCCTTAGGCCAATTATATTAGTGCTTATATGTTTCACGTGGAACGCTTGTGCAGTAATACGAAAACCAGGAACGGCGATTGATTCAACGATAATAAAAAAAGATTCGTTTCATACGGTTATAATAAAAGACACAGGGCGCGGCCGGGATTCGATAATATACAGTAAAAAACAGGTTCAAATTAACACGACTTCAGATTTATATTTTAAACCGCTGGCATGGTACACAATGGGTTTAATATTAACGGCAATAGCCTTTTTAATTGTAAACAACAATAAATGACTACGCAATTAACACCAGAACAGATTGAAACAGTTATTGAATGGATGAATGAATGGGAGCAATTAAAAAATACTGTTATTCCGATTCGGTTTAAGGAAGATTTTATGAAAAAACTTACAAAAGATTTTGAAGTAAAAATACGTAGTGAAGATATTTATTTACAGCAAATTAGAAGTAATAAGAAACAATAAATGAAAATCTTTATTCATGCACATTACTACTTACCAAAAACGCTGGCGGGCGCTGAAAAGTTCCTGCACGAAATAGCCGTTTACCTGGTAAACAATGGGCATGACGTTATTGTGAGTATTGATGATGAAACCGATGGTTATCAGTATGGCGGCATCCGCGTTGTAAGCAACAAACGCGACATTAATCAATATTATGTTTGGGCTGATAAGATCATCACACATTTACTGAATTCTGAAACCGCCATCAACCTGGCATGGTATCACAATAAACCGCTTTACCATTTACTGCATAATAACAACCCTCACCCTTATTTATTAAGCGGGCCGGTAAATAATTATATTATTTATAATTCCGAAGCCCTTGCCGGTGAGCTTAATTTACCTCTTCCCTTTATTGTTTGTCATCCTGTTATTGATTGCGATTACTGGGCTAATGACATAGATCATTATTACAGCCGGTTTATTACACTCGTTAATTGCGCAGTAGAGAAGGGCGGCATGTTATTGCAGCATCTTGCCGATGCGATGCCGCAGCACCGGTTTTTAGGTATAAAGGGCGGCTATAATGTGCAGATTATTCAGGTAAACAGCTTTCGCAATATCCAGTTTATGGCCCCGCAACAGGATATGAGAACCATTTACAATGATACCCGCATCATTATAATGCCGTCGGTTTATGAATCCTGGGGAATGGTGGCAAGTGAAGCAATGGCGAGCGGTATTCCTGTTATATGCAGCGACACGCGCGGTCTTCACGAAAATTGCGGCGATGCGGCGACTTACTGCAACGGGCAAAATGTACAGGAATTTAAAGAGGCAATTAATATGCTGGTAAATCATAAAAATATATATGATGAAGTGGTAAGCATGGGCAAAAAACGCAATCGAAAAAATGATCTTAATAAATTATTAAAGTTTATGGAAAGTAATAATCAAGAGGCAAAAGGCAAAGAGGCAATAAGGGAAAAGCAGGAACCGGAGCCAGTACAGGAAAAGCGCGAAATAAGCCAGGTAAAAGAAAAAAAAACGATCGAGCGTCCGGGTGTGGTTGTCAAAAAAAGAGGGCGCAAACCAAAAATTTCTGAAAATGGATAACCTGCTACTTGATAAAATATTTACCGCTGAAGGCGTGGAACCGGTGACGCTGGCTGATGCAAAGAGCTGGCTAAAGATCGATGTTCCCGACGATGATACATTATTAACATCGCTTATCACTGCAGCGCGGCAACTATGCGAAGGCTTTTTAAACATGTCTTTAATTCCGCGAACCATTACCGCATTTCTTTTTATTGGCCTGGACGAAATAAGATTGCCTTATGGCCCGGTGAATACAATAACGGAAGTAACAAACAGCAATACAGGTGAACCGGTCGAATATACCTTGAAATATGAAAAATTTAAGGCGCTGGATCCATGTACAGAAGTAAGGGCAAAATATACGGCCGGGGAATCCGCCGCTAATCTTGAGCAACTATATAAAACGGCGATCCTGATGGAAGTCGCTTCCCTATATGAGCACAGGGGCGACGAAACAGAGGAAGGAACCGGTTTAAGCCCGGCAGTAAAGAAATTACTAAAACCATACAGAAGAGTAACATGATAAGTGAATTTAACAGGCGCATAATAATAAACCGCTACGAGTTCGCACGGGACCCGGCAGGCGGCAATATTGCGTCTCCTTTATCATCATGGACAATTTGGGCAAAGGTAGAAACCTCTTCCGGCAGCAAGACACTGGATAATGCACAGATCAGTTATACAAAAGCATTTCGTATAAAAGTGCGCACTGAAAAAAGCAGACCCTTAATAAATACGGATGAAATAGTTTATCTGGGTAGTAACCTGATTATTCAGTCAATCATACGCGAAAATGAGGGCCGCGAAAACTTTTTAAATATTGAAGCATATACAACAAATGAAGGGGCTGAACAAATAACGCCGGCGCCTACTGGATCAACTGTTTACTGGGGTTGGAGCCTTATACCTTTCGACGCTGGCAATGTGGAAGCATTTACTTACCAGCAGCAGGCAGATTTTACGGCGACAGGTAATATAAATGCCGATTATACAGCCGCTTCAGTGGGTAATTATTTAGTGCTGAAATACCCGGCAACATTTACTCAAAAAGATACCTGGTTTAATGCACTGGCAAATCAGGGCGCAATACCCGACCAGGTATTTGAGAGCACTATTTTAATCGGTGGTTTCAGGTATGTATTTACAAGATTAATTCCGGCACTGGAGCAAAATAATAAAGTTATAGTTTATGGCTAATTCGATCACAATAGATATTGCTGAAATAATAAAAGGCGTCGAAAAACTAAAGTTGATGGAAAAGGTTTTAGCTGAAAGGGTCGATGAAGTATTAAACGAAAACGCAAAAGATATCGCCACAACAGCAAAAGACCTGGCACCGGTTAATTTAGGTGGTTTACGCGCTTCCATTAATCCCGATAATTCCAAACTATTGGAAAAGCATATTACAGTCAATGCCTTTTATGCGCCTTTTATTGAATTTGGAACGGGACGTTATGCCGCACAATATGTTTCAACACTACCGGCCGACTGGAAAACCTATGCAGCACAATTCAGGGCCAAAGGTAAAAACCCGGGAACAGGTCATGATCTTCTTATGAATTTAATTGACTGGGTCCGCGCAAAAGGAATACATGGCTTAACAAAATCAGGACGCAGCAAGACCGGGAAAAAGGCCGAAGAGGACATTTATAATATCGCTTATGTTATCGCAATTCGCATTTTAAGACATGGGATAAAACGGCACTCTTTTTTATTCCCGGCCTACGAAAAACAAAGGCCGATTATTTTAGATAATGTTGAAGCCGTTATAAAATCCCTGACAACATGAAAGATGTAAACACGATATTAAGGCAAAAGATTTATGACCTGTTAATAACAGCGGTTTCACCCGTTCCGGTTTATGCTTATTATCTTCCGGCGACAATAAACACACCGGAATATATAACCATTAATACAATAGCCAATACCGATGTTTCCACTATGCACAGCAGCGATACAGAAACGGCGGTACAGATCAGCATATTTACAAAACAATCACAAGCGAATCCAGGTAACCACATTAATACAATAGCGGCGGCAATTTATGCGGCTTTATATCCAGATCAGCAGACCGTTCTAAATCTTGCGCCGGAATTTCAGAATATAGGTATTAAAATGGTAAATGATAATGTTACCGAAGCCATTGCAACACAAAATTTTGTCTTTATCAACCGGTTTATAACATTCAGATTTAAAATTGTTCACACTTAAACTTTACCAATATGGCAAAGATCACAGCTAACACCTATTTTTTATTAATCGATCCGGCAGGCGGAACGGCTTACGATACCGTTGTTTGTTTGACCGCTCACAGCTTTTCAGGCACAACAGAAACAAATGATACGTCATCATTTTGTGGGCCGGACAGCAGCCCCGGCACTCTTTCCAGCACGATCACATTAAGCGGATTTACAGAGCTTGTACCAGGCAGCGGTAAAGTTTCCACGCCTGATATATTTGATCTGTGGCAGGACAGGACAAATTTTGGGTGGAAGATAGGCCCCGCTACACCTACCAGCGGCGATTTTGTAAAAATCGGGACAGGTTATTTTTCCGGGTATGGTGAAAACTATGATGAAGGGCAGGCGGGGCAGTTTTCTGGAACCATAACCGTAACCGGCGACATTACGCAAACGGTAACACCATGACGCAAAACGGATATATTGAAATTGAAATCAGCGGGCGCAAGACGGGGCTTAAGTTCAATATGTATGCCATCGAGCGCATGGGTGAGATAAAGGGCGTTCCTGTATCTGGTGTTCGTTATATAACAGCACTTGTTTATGGCGGCATTTTGGGCAATGCTTATGCGAAACAGGTTGAACCGGAATTTACTTTTGAGGATGTTTTAGAATGGGTAGATGAAAATAGCGGCGGTGCATTTGAAGGCAGTATTCTTGAAAAAATAAAAGATACGTTTATAAATTCAAATGTATATCAACATACAATTAACCGCGCCAATGGGGAGCCTTCCGAAGATGCAAAAAAAAAGATGATAGCGACGCCATGACATTGGAAGAATCGCACGCTATAATCTTTGGTGAAATCGGGCTTTTGCCGCATGAATATTATCAGTTATTGCCGCGTGAATTTATGGCGCTGATAAAGGGATATAACCGCCGCAAATATGCCGCATCCAATGAGCGCCGCATGCAATCATTTATTTCTGTTTTGCCATTCGTAAAAAATATTTCTTATCAGAAGTTTTGCAATGAATTCTGGTCTTTGCCCGGTGATAAAGAAGCTGTGAAAATTGAGCGCCCCGAAATAGACGCGGAAACATGGGAAGCGATAAAAAAGCAATTGCGACCGCGTGAGCAAGTTCAACAATCAAAGGAATATGAAGATATTTTACAAAAGCATAAAATCATAACAAATGGCTGATGTTGCCGCGATGGATATAAAAATCGGTGCCGACATATCGCAGGCGGTGGCGGCAATTGAAAGATTAACACAGGGCTTTTCTTCAATGGGAAAAGAAGGCACCGCCGACCTTGTGCCATTAGTTAATGAAATAAACCTTTTAAAAGAACAGATAAAGGCGCTTTCTGCTTTAAAATTACCCGCTCCCGTACCTGAAACAGGCCCGATAAAACAATATGAAGATCAGATAAAGCGGCTGGAAGAACAGCTAAAAAAATTAGAGGCACAGCTAACAAAAGTAAAAGCTACGCCCGCTGTATCTAAAGTAGGGGATGATGTAAAAAAGGGCACTGATAGAGCAGGGCAGGCACTTACCGATTTTAGCAGAATAGTACAGGATTCACCTTATGTTGCGTTAAGCGGAAACTTCGGCGCAATAGCAAACAATATTAACCCGATGCTGGAAAGCTTTCAACGCCTTCAAAAAGAAAGCGGCAGCGCGGGCGGCGCACTAAAGCAGATGGTGGCGGGATTATCGGGAGCGGGTGGTATCGGGGTTGCCGTTTCCGTTGTTTCGTCTTTGCTTGTTGTTTTTGGTGATAAGCTTTTTAGCTCTTCAAAGAAAACGGAAGAGGCAGCAAAGGCAACTGATGTCTATGCCGAAGCATTGAAAAAAGCCGAACAGCAGACAACGCAGGAATTAACAAAAGTCGAAACACTTATTTCTGTTTTACAGCGCGATACAGCAACACGCGATGAAAAGAAAAAAGCCGTTGAAGAATTAATAAGGATTTCACCGGAATATTTTAATCAGTTAAAAACAGAAAAAGGACTTGTTGATACTACTGCCAGGGCATACATAGGCTATATTAATGCTCTAAATATGTCGGTGCAATCAAAAGCGGCGCTTGCTTCACTTGACGACGTTAATGCAAAGCTTGTAAAGATTTCAACGAGAATGGATATTTTAAACAGCCGGCTTATTGATACCAATAATATTACTTTCTTGCAAGCGGCGAATTGGAGTGAAATCGAGGTATTATTAAAAAGCACTCTTTTATCTTCGGACAAAATTAAACGCCTTTCTGAATTGACAGGGAAATCAGAAGAAACTATAAAAGGGATTTTCCATGAAAAGGCGCAATTAATGTTTGAGCAAACCGGGTTATTGATAAAAGTCGAACAATTGACCGGCAAGATAAAAACGCCGGATATTATAAAACCGGATGCACCTGAAAAAATAAAAGAAACCGCAAAGGCTGTAGAAGAATTAAGAACTGCTTTTAAATCCGTCAATGAAGAAATAACACATTTGCCGCCCATACTCGATAAAATTGCGGCGTTAGGCAAAGAAATGCCAAAAGTAGGATCATTAATTGTTTCAGAAACTTCAAATGTAAGAACGGCAGCCGTAAAGCTTGCTGATGCATTTAATGAAGGTTTTGGCAAAACTATTGAAGCTGGTGTAGAAAATACTTTGGCTGCATTTGGTGAAGCTATTGGCAATTTAATAAGTGGTAAGAGCAACCCATTTGCAGGGGTATTTGATGCCGTCGCTGGTATTATGGAATCGTTAGGCAAAACGTTGATAGGGTTGGCAATCGGGCTGGAAGCAATACAAACAGCAATAAAGACATTGAACCCGGTTGTAGCAGCGGCGGCGGGTGTTGCACTTATTGCACTTGCACAAGTAATAAAAAATAGTGTAGCTGCAACGCCAATGGCTACGGGCGGCGTTGTTACAGGGCCGATACATGCACTTATCGGTGAAAAAGGGCCGGAGGCGATTATACCTCTCGATCGCCTTAATGAATTTATGCAGACCGGGCCACAGGTGGTTGTACTGGAAACCAGGGTGCGCGGCGATGATCTTTATTTAATTCAATCACGAACAAATCAAAGACGGGGACGGAGTTATTAAAAAATGGCCTACGGTGTAAGATATATTATAACCTTTTATTCGCGGGCAGATATACGCTACACCGTTCATCTTCTTTTAAAAGATTATACCGGCACTTCGCCTGTTCTCGATGGCGGGCCGGATCCGTTTATTTTAAACTATCAAAGCGGTGATGACGACATAATAAACCCCATCCGCGCAAGTGAAGCAACAATAAACTTTTATAATGATGGCTCGACACCGCTAAGTACATTTTACAACGAGGATTCTGAAGCCTGGCAGGTAAATTATTATCACTACTTATCAGGGCAGTTACTTTGGACAGGCTTTATTGTGCAGGATGATTGCCGCGAAACCTTTATAGATCCGCCCTACCTTGTAACATTAAAAGCAACTGATAATCTTGCACTGTTAAAAGATATTCCATTTGATGAGGGCTATAAAACCGCTGATTTTAAGACATTGGTAAGACTATCAACAGCAGATGTTACAATCACCGGTTTAAATACTATCGCAATACCACAGCCTTCAGGGACTATTGATATGCCGGTTAGTGATTACCAATTACTGATTTATGATGGTAACAGATATACAATTATTGATGCTGATTTTAATAGTTCAACGGTTATTTTAACATTGATTATTAAAGAATCATTTCCGGCAAATGGCACTTTTCCAGGTATGCACTATGAGATATATAAATTCGACAGCCCGCTTGCAAAGCTTTCTTTATTTACCTATATCCAAACAGCATTGATTAATACCGGGCTTTTATTGCCCTTTGAAATCTATTCCAATATTTACGAGAATACCGAACAGGATAGGACAGACAGTGCAACCGCTAACACATTTGCACAATCGCGGCTTCATTCCAATATATTCCAGGATGACGGCGGCAAATGGCAAAATCTTTATGAGATAATTGAAAGTATATTGATGCCGCTGAATTCCACACTTATGCAATCGGGCGGCAAATGGCGGATTATACGCTGGCCTGAACTGAAATTATTTAATAATGCAATACCTGGAACGGCTTACAATGCAGATTTCAGCACCCCGGCGGCTGTAACATTAGCGCCCAATTTTCCTATTGCTATTGATGGCAATAACTTTTTTATTAATGCAGATGCAACGCGCTCCATATTGCGCCCTTTTAAAAGTGTGGAAAACAATTTTAAATACAATGATGTTGTTTTATTATTTGGGACTGATTTAAAAACGTCGGGAGATATTCTTAACACCTTTCCAAGCGGCGTTTTTAGAAATGATGATTATGAGATTCCGCCATTTTGGAAACATACACATGGGGATACTTCAACTATCCGCGTTATTACAGATACCAGTCAGACACCGGAAAAAGAAGTTGACAGATATGTTGTAACACCCGGCGTTCCGCCGGACACGCAGCGCGGCGTTAGATTGAATGACGTGGAAGTATCAAAGGGTTCAAAAATTAATTTTTCCCTACAGTTTAAAATGGATATTGACGACGCATTGACTTTACAATTCTGGGTAAGAATTAATTTGATTTGCACAGATGGCACACTTTATACCATCGTTCAAAACCCGGGAGAACAACCAAGATTTAACGGGGCTTTTCCGGTTGCTAACTGGGATCTTGGTTTTGGATATTATCTTGAAATACCGGCAAGCACTCCAAAGACAGAATATTTTCAATTTTCTTTTGATGCGATTTTAGGCGCGGAAGCTGAATTACCTGTTATCCCGAAAGATGGCGTTTTAGCTATTGAGGTCAGGGGAACACATGGAACAAGCAGCGGCTCGTCAAACTGGCAATTAACCGTTTGGAACCAGGTAAAGTTAGAGATCATTTCCCGCGTAAATGAACGTGATGATACTACCGGACACCGGCACAAAACAGAATATAATGAAAAGGTAAAAAGTAAACTGGAGCAGGAAATATTAATAGATGATACAAGTAAAAATAATATACCGGGTACATTGTTTACTTCAGCAATAACCGCTTTTGACGCTGATGTGGGCGACAAATATTTTACCAGAACTTCAGCATGGCATCGCGGCGCACTAACTGAAACGCGGCGCCTGGGTGACATAACAACTTTGGAACGCCAACAAATGCAGGCAACAGCCCGAACGATTATTGAAGGCTCAATAAAATTTACAGATTTAATATCACTATTGAATGTTATTCAGATAGATACGCTGCCTAATTTAAATTTTATTATGGGCGTTACTGAAATTAACTTTATGGAGCAGATATTCCAGGTGACACTTTGGGAGATATACCAGACAGGCGAAGCAGACATAAGTGCAGCTTATTCCTTTAATTATATTTATAAAGAAACATAACAATGACAGTACGCGGCAAAGATGTGATGTTTACCATACCGGACGCGGGAACGGATAAGCCGGTAGCCTGCGCCCGTAGTGCATCGCTAACAACTACGGCAGACATTGGCGAAACTTCAACATTGGGAACCGGTATATGGAAAACATTTAAAGGGCTGAAACTTTCCTTTACCTTATCAGCGGCGGGGCTGGTAAGTTTTGATATAAATTATTCACTTGCCGTTTTGCGTCAAAAGCAGATCACATTGCAGCCGCTTCAGTTTACATTTTTAGGCACTGATGACGGCGGCAACAGTGAAAAATATACCGGTAGTTTTATTATTACCAGTATCAGCACCCCAACGACCTATAACGCGAATTTTGAGTATTCACTTGATGGGCAGGGAACGGGAGCATTAACAATCGAAATAATATAGAAATGTCTTATAATCCTTCACTTCATACCGTTACAAATAAGGCACTCGGTATTGCGCAGGCAAATCCGACTGATGCAAGATCCTATTTTTATGATGAAGCATTATTTAAATACCGGCCTTATAATTCAACGGCTGAAGTGCTGACTTATTTAGATAAACCTGACTACAGAACGGGACATGTTTCGGCTTTTATTGAAGAGGGCGGGGTTATAAACGAATACTGGTTTAAAGATGGAACGGGCGACAATGATTTAGTACTAAAAAATATTGGTAGTGTGATTGCAGGGACTGACACAAGACTACTCTCGGGTGGTGGCGTTAGTTATAGCGGTACAGGCTTAATTTATGATATAACAGCGGCAACCTACCTGATAAATGGCATTTATGGCAGTAGTGCAGCGGGACAGGTAACACTTTCGCCCGGCAACGCGACTTTTGACCGTTATGATATTATTGGTGTTAATAATACAGACAATTATTTTGTTGTTGAAGGCACACCGTCGGCAAATCCTGAAATTCCTTTTGATTTGATTGATGCCGACACACAATTGGTATTATCCGTTATCAATGTCAAGACGGGGGCGACGGTTCCGCCGCCCGGTAATATCGAAATTGTTTATGATGAAAATACCGAAGCATGGAGCCATACAGCAAGCGGCATAACAGTAAATTTTGATAATACGGTTAATGTTTATCGCGGGACAAAATCTATTGATGCAGGAGCCTGGACAAACGGGCAATATTTCAGATCATTATTAACAGGCAGCACAAAACCGGTAAGCAATTACAGCATTATTAATTTACGCGTGAAATTAAAAGCCGCAATGGTGACTAATTCCAATATCACTATTAATTTCAGAAAAGCGGGAATAAATGTTGCCACAAAAGGTTATGCGCTAAATAATTCTGTCGGATTCACAAGAACAAATATAAATACATGGCAAAATATTGTTATTCCATTATCGGTATGGCCCTGGTTATCCGCTGATTTTGATGAAATAAGGATAACTTTTTCCGGCACAGGATCAGGGGCCTGGTTTGATTATATCACTTTGCAGGGCGGGACACCGCCGCCCGCAGGCGAGACAGACCCTATTGCGTTAAGTAAGAGTATTACTATTAATGCAGGAACTAATATAACTATTGCGGAGCCAAAAACACAATTGCTGTCTGTTAACCCGGAGTGGACAATAAATGCGGCGGCGGGTGGCGGCACTCCTTCAGGCTCCGCAGGCGGTGATTTGTCCGGTACTTATCCAAACCCGGCTGTAAAATGGGCAAGCGGTTATGCAACTTATGATGCAAGATATTTAACAGGCGGTGGTGGTGATATTGTAAATGCCGTTACTGATTACGGGGCGGATAATACAGGGGCGACAGATGCAACGGCGGCGATTAATGCCGCGATTGCTAACGATGGAACAAAGAATAAAATATATCTACCGGCCGGGACGTATAAAGTAACGACTTCCGTTTTAAAAGCATCTTCGCAGACAAACAAACGCGGGATTGAATTACGAAATGATATTGAAATTTTTGGGGATGGCATTGGCAATACCATCATTACAACATTCAATAATTTAACCGGCACTCTTGCAGACACTAATTGGTATCCTATTTTTAACGGACATTCAGCAACCGTTGTAAATACAAGTATTCATGATTTAGAAATTAGTGGCAATCAGTCAAATCAAAATATTTACAATCCTGACCCTTATTCTAACCCTACGGGACACGCCGATTTAACTTCGCACCAGTCAATACAGGGCATATATTATTATTTGGGTGACAATAATAAAGTGTATAATGTTTATGCTTATGCCTGCCAGGGGTTTGGCATTGAATTTAATAATTCAACGAGGGCAAGCACATCTTACTGCAAATTTGATACAAACGGCAACGGCGGCATTGGCTATTCAAATTCACTTACAACCGGCACAATAGAACACTGTCTTGTTACAAATAACAACAGTGATAATATTAGGCTTTATGGTGGTAATGGCGTTTGTGTACGACACAACGAATTAAGCTATGCTAAAACAAATGCGACTTCGCCCAATTGGTTTGCGGGGATATATGTTTTTAATAGTAAAAATGCAATAGTTGAAAATAATATTATTCACAATAATAGCGCTTATGGTATTGATGTTGCGACAGACGACGCAGCAACTTACACAGGTATTATCATCAGAGGTAATATTGTTTATCAAAATGGTAATGGCGGG